TCGCCTTGAGGAAGCATAGCTGTAAGAGCTGTAGGAACAGATGCTACCTGCCCTCCTATAAAAGCCCCAAGTCCAGAAGTAAGTCCGGCAATGGCCTCAGGAACTCCTAATGCTACATCCTTAGCAGCTCCCATAAATCCAGGTTCTGCTACAGAAGGCTCGGATCTTGTAAGAGATTCCATAAGAGCTGGGACTATTGCATTGCCAAAGAGAGTTTTAGGTTGCTCTTTAGGAACCTCAACTTTAGGAGCGATAGATGCAGCCACAGGAGCTTCATCAAACTGATCGAAAGCATTACTGCCTACAGTATCAAACTGATCAAACGGGTTTGCCATTAGGATTCTCCCGGCAGATATCCATACTTAGCTTTAAATTGCCCCTTAAGAGCTGGATTCTTTTTCAATAATTCTATAGCACCTGCAGGAGCAATCCCAACTCCAGTCTTAGGAACTTTAACATACCCACCTTTCTCACCAGTGAAGGGAATCTCCCTCCCTCCAATAGTCTTAGGGGGAGTATCAGGAGCTTTAACATACTTATCTACAGGTGAGTGTTTGTTATACAATGCTACATAACTATCAAGGGATGCTGGATCTAAATCATTACCCTTACTATCCTTACCACTTGCAATAGCAGAACTTATTCCAGCTATCTGAGTGTCCATATCTAACTGCTGAGCAGGAGTTAGAGGCTTAGGAGCATTAGCATCCCTAGTAGTTTTATCTGATATATCAGCTCTCCTACTAGCAATATCAGCATTCCTCATAGCCACTGCAAGCATACCCTGACTAACTGCAATTTGAGCATCACGATCAGCTTGGTTCTCACGATCCCTAGCTTCCTGTGCAGTAATTCTTTTCTCTGCAAGTTCCTGCTGAATATTAGCCTTCTTCTCATCCAATGCTAACTTGGCATTAGCTATTACATCTTTCTTACCTGCAATATCGGCAGCTTGCTGAGCCATAACTTGATCAGCTTTCATCTTACCGATACTCTGCCCACCTGAAAGCATCATCTGAATTTCTTCAGGCCCAAGACCTCTAAGATCTATATCTTGCCCAGCTAAAGCCCCAGTCAAATCTTGCCCTACTCCAGTACTTACTGAAGCAGGGCTTTCCAGAAAGGGGATTGCTCAACGGCTCCCCCCTTAGCACTCATATTCTCTGCAGGAACATTAGTTCCATAACTACTAAGATTAGCAGCAGAAGGTTCTTGTACAGTTGTAGTAGTTCCATCAGCAGTCCTCTTAGTAGTAACTACATCAGGACCAGCCATGCCTTTAGTAGTAGGAGTAGGAGCTACCCCCCCACCTAGAAGTTGTTTAAGAATATTTCCGCCAGCTTTTTGCGCCTGCTGATTTCTTATCATCTCAACTGTAGGGCCACCTATAGCTTCTCCAACTCCAAGACCTTTAGAAAATCCTGACCCCATACCAGCTAATAGACGTAGAAAATTTGGATCAGTTAAAAGATTTCCAGATGGAGAAGTTCCAGTAGTTACAGGAACTTGATCAGTAGTAGAAGGAGCTGCTACATCGCCAGATAGAAAATCAAAAATGCCCATATTATACCTCTAAATTAAGTAGTTAATCCACCTACAAGAATCTGCCCATTATTATCACATATAGCATGAGCTATTGGTAACTCTGTTGAAAGACTATAAGTCTTATCTCCAACATTTCTAGTTACCGCTACTATCCCATTACTCATATAAACATACTCATTAAAATCTACTAGGCTCCAAGTACTTCCAGCAGTAACTACTAATTTCTCAACTAGCCCCCCTTCAACTAATTCATAGATATGAGTTTGTCCACATACTATTATGATATTAGTTAATACAAATATCTGAGGATAAGGAAATCCATCTGTAATAATAGCAGTCGCCATTCTAGTCAACTGATCTATAGTACATAAGACTCCATCTTTACCTATAGCTCCGTTACATACAGTTAAGAATCCACTATTTCTAGGGGTTCTCTTACTTGGACGTAAACCTCTAGATAGCATTTCACTACTTAAAACAAAAGTGAAATTACCTCCTCTATCAACTGCTAAGGCCATTATAATTCTCCTGGAGATCCATTACTACTAGTAATTACTGGAGTATATTCTCTATTAGGCTTAGACGTAATAGTATCTACATTCATATTTTTAACAGTGTTAATACGTTCTCTAATCTTAGGGACTGCCTTTTCTAATAGATCTTTATATTCAAGTAGAGGATTCTCACCTTCAACTACTTCCATTATAGCTGCTACAGAATCTTTATGATCCTTAAATTCTGGATACTTAGTATAAAACTCACTATTAAGTTTACTCATAGCCATATGATTAGTTATCAAATTGCCTACAGTTTCAGGCAAAAGAACTAGACATCTTTCAACAGCTAAATTTACAATTTCCTGTTTCTCTTCTTCAGTAATCATATAATCTCCTTATAGTTATTCAAAAAGTACCATAGCTACACCTACTATAAATCCAACTACTCCACCAATTACTGTACCCCAAGGTCCAAAAGAAGATCCTATATAAGCACCTGTAGCAGTATTAGATGCTATTAAAAGTCTGGCTGATAGTTTAGATCTACTCTGTCTTTCCGCAGTTTTTTGAAAAGCCCTAGTACCTTGAAGAGCTCCAATACTTACTAACTCAAATCCTAATACAGTGAAAGGCCATAATATATCTCTAGTAGCATTAGTATAATTAGCATCGTCTACATCCGTTTTAAATACATAGTACAATTTCATAGACTCTGCATATACTTTAACATTACTCTTATTCCAATTCAGTGCAGCAAAAAACTTATTGTTAATATTAGGTAAAACTTCAAACCTAACACTCTCACTTATCTTAGCCAATAACTTTGTTCTAGAATCCTCTAATACAGCTTTTCCTATAATAAATGAGGAAGAGTTAACTGAATTTGAATTACGCATATTTATAATATGCTTATCAATAGCTGCATCTATTTTAGTATTTACATCCTCCATTTTAGTTTTAATATCAGAATCAATTTCAGAATGATTTAATACATCAGCAGCCATACTCTCCCATAATACTTCAATATCTAATCCTGCCATAGACTTTCCAAACATATCATATAGAGAAGGAAAGCTACTAAGGATGTATCCCAAACTAAAAAAGGCACTATCTATATCTATATCAGTATATCCTATATAAGGAGAGTTATGTATAATTGTATTCCTTACACCTACAGTAGTAGCTAAAAAACTAGTATGAGCACTTTCAATATAAGGTGCATATCTAGTAGCAGATGCTACAGTGCCAGTAGAACTTCCACTACTTTTACCTCCGCCCATAGTTTATACCTATTAGTAAGTTAGCGCTGCGGCAATTCCTAATACTGCTCCAGCACCTGCGCCCCAAGCACTACCAGCAGTACTTGCAGCAGTAGTAGAAGTTGCAGCAGTATTAAAATTACTTCCAATCATAGCACCCATAGCCGCACCACTTAAAGCCCCCCCTAAAACTTTAGATGTAGTAGAAGCACCAGCAACATCTGTTTTAGTATTGGTAGCTCCTTGAAGAGCTCCTAGAGCGGCACGTTCAAAATCCAAAACTGTAAATGGCCATAACTTATTCTTAGCTGCCATAGAATAGTTAACTTCATCTATATCAGTTTTAGTTGAAAAGTAAAACTTCATTATCTCAGAGTACATACCTACAACATTTTTATTCCAGTCAAGATGAGCTCTCCATCTATTATCAGCTATAGAGATTAACTTATATTTTAAATCAGCACTAAATAGAGCTAAAGCTTTAGTCTTTGCATCTTCTATAATAGACTTACCTATAACAAAAGAGGAACTCATTACAGAATTAATATCTCTATGGCCAGTCTTAAGTCTAGGTAAAGAGTTTATAGTTATATCTTCATCCATCATAACAGACTGTGCAGATATTAAATCTTTAACTATTGTAGAATTTACTGTCGCATCAAGTACTTGATCCCACAAAGCTTCTATATCAAGTCCTGCCATAAACTTTCCATATAGATCATACAGAGAAGGAAAACTGCTTATAATATACCCAGTACCAAAGAATGCTTCATCTACTGGTATATTAGTATATCCTGCAAATGGAGAATTATTTATAATAGCATTACGATTAGAACTAACTGTAGCTAAGAAATTAGTATGATAAGATTCTACATATGGAGCATACCTTACAGTAGTAGTTTGATCTCCACTACTACTGCTACTACCCCCTTTACATAAAGCTACATCTCCATCATACTCTTCATACTCTGCATATTCTTCTACATATGATTGCGTATCTACACACCATTTAAATTTTATCTTAGTATATATACGCATAACTATTCTCCTACAGTTAAACTAAAGCGCCTAATACCTTCTTTAAATCCACAAATCTTATAAAGTTCCCAGCATCTTGGAATATCAGATTCACATAGAATTTGTTTACACCCTTCATTCTTTGCAAAATCCATTATAAATTTAAAATCTTCACTCCATTTAGAATCATCCACATGCTTCCAAGAATATAAAGCAGAGACAAAAAGATTTTTATCTCCTGATATTTTATCAATTTGAATTTCTGTAACAGTAAGAGCTATCAGCCTACGCTCATCATCAAGTCTGATCCAACATTGAGCTTTATCATTTAATAACTTATGCAGTGAATAGTTAAATACTGATCTAAAATTTTCTGCTTTAACATCATATATTTTTGCTATAGCAAACTTAATAGCTTCCCAGAAAATAGGAATTTGAACAACTGGAAGTCTGATTATCATTAGTGAAAATCCTCCTTAATTGGCAGTAACTTGATCCAGATAAGCATAATTATCTATCTTACCACGTATCTTAATATAATCAATCTCAAAAGTTTCAAGATTGTTAACTCTAAACTTAAATTTAAACTCCACTCCAAAACATGGGAGGTATAGTATACCACTTGGAGTTACCGCTACCCAAGGAGTGCTATAGAATGATCCATTTTTAGCAAGTCTATAATCTATAGAACCTTCTAGGATATTAGTTAGATCAGTTCCTACTTCTATATATTTTATCTCTTTATTCTTCCTATTACCAAAGTCAAAAATATCAGTATGAATTTCAAAATAAGGAGTTACTATAGCCTCTGAAGCTCCTACATATGAAATACCATTCTGATTATGAATACCTGTTACATTAACAGGGCCTGATCCAAAACTTTTAGTGGAGTTATTATATATATAACCTAATGTCCCATCGCAAATATAAAGGAGATTATTTAAACTATCCCAGGATAGTGTGATATCTCCCATAACAGATAAATACTCAGAATAATCAAGTTTCTCAGGATAGGTAGTTTCTTCGAATAGTGAAGACTTCCTAGTCAACTCTCCTATAGAATGTAATTGTCCTAAGATATCCACAAAGAAGTGAACAGACTTATCTCCTGCTACTGCCTGTTTGCCCTTAATTCCTACAGCATAGATAGTTCTAAGACCATAAGTATTATCTACAGGAAATAAACTAGATACTCCATTCTCCCCATAAGCCATAACCTTATTGCCAAGCTTCTTAAGAGTCCATACCCACCCTTGTAGATCTAGAGGTCTACCCCCAGCAATATTATCTTTCCAAATAGTAAAATCAGCACTGCCGATATTAGACCATTTTATCCAATTCTTCTTAACATGATCTACCCAGATATCACCTAAACTTCTAATTCCTAATTTATTCAATCCGTCAGAAACTGCTAAGATTCCAACTATAAACTTACTTTCATTACTGCTGATAACTATACTTGAAGTACTATCAGAGATAATCCCCTTATAAAAATCTCCGTATGTTCCAGCAACTACTCCATCTAAAGTCTCATCATACCAATCTACTGCAATAGTGGAATCATAATCTATCGGATTTGCCGGATATTTAGTTATTACACCGACAGATCTAATACCCACTCTTGAAGGACTTTGAGGAAGTGGAGACCCAGGAATAGAAGTAACTAATTTTATTTCAATAGTAGACTCAGGAGATTTAACACTAGGTCTTACTAAAGATCTAAAAATGTATTGAGTAGTAAATAACTGAGACATTTATAAATTCCTATGATGATTAAATCAATACAGCGATTTATAAACTTACAACTGCATAAGCATCAAGTACTGAATTAAGAGCCAGATTCCACAATACTAAACCTCCAGATACTGGAATGGTAAGACCTTCAGGAAAGGTCCAGATAACGCCTGTTCCTATTGTAGCTGGTAGAGAGATGCGACGTAGAAAATTTGCAGGAATTGTAGGAGCTGTTCCCCACGCCATAGCTGATTGAACTACACCACTAGCAAGAACATCATTAGGATCTTCTGAAACAAAATCTACCGGAGTAGTAGGAGTCACTCCAATAGCGGCCGGATATCCAAGACCTATAGTAGTAGCAGTAGCTGCTGCTAGGAAGATTCCTATTTCATGTACTTTAATCCTTCCAGGGGTAGCCCCAGTTCTAATCTCCCACGCCGGAGTAGCATCTGCATTGCCAGTAGTTCTAACTGCTAAACTAAGTTTCATAATAGTTCTCCTTATTTGCTGTATGGATTAAATCAACATAGCAATTATTAATTATACTTTATCTTCAACAGTTTCCATGATCGCACTTACTATGATAGGAGTGCCATCAGTAGCAGTTATAGTACCACCAGCATCCTTATAACTTAATACAGGATTTGTAAGTTCATAAATTCCACCTGCAGCTACACTCATATAAATGATAGCGCCTGAGGTAATTATACTTCCACCTGTAGCATTCCACTGAGCATTATTCCAGGTCAATTCACATCTATCATCTACATCGTTTGTAGTACGAGTAATACCAGATAAAGTTAGACCTCCAGCAGTATAACCATTACCAGTAGGCAACTCACTTGCTGAAATATCAGCATAAGTTTTATGAGTATCCTTATTAAAGACAAACCCCGGACTCATCAAAATCATCTTAAAAGTAGCTGCCATATATGGAAATAGCAGTTGAGATTTCCAAGAATTTGGAACTTGATTAGCCATAGTATTCTCCTTATTTTTTCTCTAGGGTAAACTGCATTCTCAATTTATTACTCATTCCCATTTTCACTAATCGCTTATATAGAGACTCAGTTAATACATATTCAATTAGAAATCTATCTCTCTGTTGCCTACAACATAAACTATTATTCTTTAAATACCCAAGGATCATATCTCTATTAGTATTCTGACTTTCACGCAAATCATCTAAAGCTATTCTAGGAGTTACAGCATAAGGGATTTCTATTACATCAAATCCTGGAATAGTAGTATCATACCATCGAAGTTTTGGGATGCTGTCTTGTACAAAAACTATTGCTGGTTGTAGATTGGAGTCAAAAGTAAAACTTATTTCTGTTATATTAGCTGCTGAATATATTATTGTGGGAGCAGCTTCAGGAGCATCTATAATAACATCATTACCTACTAATTTACATCTCCATAATTGATATAGCCGTCCCATGCTATTATCATTTACAGCAATACCTCCATACTCATAATCTAGCAAATTACTTACATCATACTTTTTAGATAGAATATAACTACCTATTATAGAGGAACTTGATAATGTATTATCTGGTAGCATTATATAGTCTTCCTACCCCAAGAGTGACGTATTACAAGTGTTAAAGTATCTGAAGATGTTTTTGGAATAGCAGGAGAGAATCCTATTTGGTACCAAGCTGATCCAATTGACCCAAATACAGAATCAATACCCCCAGTAAAATTACCTAGAGTAAGTCCCCATGTTACGGTTACGTCTACATAATGACTATCTGCAATATATGCTGCAGTAGTATCCGTACCTAGACTAGCTGATCCAGCAGGAGATGTAGTTATTAATCCTATAGGGGCGTCACAGACAGTTATACTAGCAGCAGTTTGTATAGTTGTAATACTCCAGCTCAGAGTACCAGCTAAAGATGCCCTAGAAGTCCAATCATAACTAATACTATTAAGTACTATAGTTCCGAGTATATCGGTTTCTGGTACATATATTCTACATTCATAAGTTACATCTAAGACTTCATCTGGTAGGATAGTGATAGTAGTAGGATTTCCTGCACCGTCAAGAATTAAAGCTCTACTAAATAAATTACCAGTAGTAGACGTAAACCCTATTCCTATTTCAGATAAATTACCATCTGCAACTCCAGCATTAAAGCTATATACTCTAATCAATGCAGTATAATAAGGAGATATAGCCTGTACAGCGCTACTACTAGATTTAAATAATACTCCAGCAATAAAAGTAGTTAATTGAGTATCAGTAACTGCGGGATCAGTAGAACCACTTCCTACATGACAGTAACTAAAAGTAGCACTAGAAGTAGCTAATAGATTAAGACCATTATTAGTAATTAGATTAGGAAACCAGTCAGCAACTATTCTTTTAGATCCATCAGGCTTAATAGCCTCAAGCTTAAAAAATCCACATACTTCAAATTTAAGTTCTAACATTAATGATCCTCTTAAACTAGTGATCCAGATTGTATAGTAGCTCCTAAAGACTCAAAAGCCTCAGGCAATCCATTAGTATATGTTATAAGTATTTTCTTAAATACTCCAGATTGCAGATTTGCTCCAAGAGATTCAAATGCTTCTGGTAGACCATCAGTGTATTCTACGAATATAGATTTAAGTTCTCCTGAATTTAGTACAGCTCCTAAAGACTCAAAAGCCTCAGGAACCATACTATACTCTTTAAATACATCTCTAAGTTCTCCAGATTGTATAGAAGCTCCAATAGCTTCAAAAGCTTCTATAGGTATTATATAAGTCTTATATATAGTTCTAAATTCTCCAGATTCTAATGTAGCTCCTAGAGATTCAAAATAATCGAAATGCTCAATTGGATAAGGCCTACTAGTAACTCTTTCAAATGGATCAATTAAAGCTAAAGTATTATTCCAATAGCCACAAGGAGCATGAGTTGTAGTTATGGGAATTCCACGCTTATCTTCCATAGACCATACTGGATTACTGACACTTACTATAGCGTCGCCTGTATTATAACTAGTTCCAGCTATAGTCTTTTCAAAATTGAAAGGCCCTAGGTCTTTATAATCCTTCCAGTTTGCCAAGATTATCCCTCTAATTCTATAGCATCAGTAATACTCTGACTTATAAAATCCAACTCTAGATCTCTAAGATCTGTGGCCATAGACTCTTCAAAAGTTCTAAGATTTCTAGCACTGTTGTACATTATATCTAATTGTCGCAAAGCGGCAGTAATTAGCAAGTTTGGGTGATTAAGAGTCCAGTAGTTGGTATCAATGTCTAATGTTAATTTAGGACTGTAGAACAATCCTGATACTTCAATAGCGTAATCAGTGTCAGGAGGAGGAATAATAATAATCCCATTAACAGTAGGATCATGTGGAGAAGTTGTATCTAAATATGATAAAAGAGTTGCTGAATCTGTAGAAAAAGTATTAGCGTCTGGAACACGCCTAAAATTTGTAGGATAATAGTATAGAGGACGATTCCTCTCCATAGTAGTTAATGGAGTAGAGTATGTACTATTACGCTGATATACTGATCTAAGTTCATATTCATCTAGGAGGGCTACTTCAGTACGGCTAGTAGAATTGATAGCCCATACCTCTAGTATAGCCCTACAGTTATCAAGAGGAACTTTAAAATCTCCAGCAGTTAGATCCTTATAGTACTTTCCTACTGATGGACCATAATCAAGTTTACGGTCTAAGAATCGTAATCCTTCATTTATATATACGTCTGCACCGGCATCTCCAAAAGAACCGTTAACTAAATCATATCTTCCAGATATCTTAGCAAATTGTGTTCTTATTTCTAAGAGATTCATTTTAGAAGTCCATATTCATATTGACGTTAACTGTCACTACATCTCCACGATCTTCATTATAAGGCATAGGTTCACAGCAACATCCTTTTTGCTCATGATCCCTCTTGCGTACTGTGTCTATATAACCAACCCTAGTACCAGTTTCAGTTTCAAACTTCTGAATAGCTTCTGCTATAGTAGCATTAAGCTCTCCCCTTTTCTTCTCAAGATCACCAATAGTCAAATTCTTATTAGGTTCCATGGGTATCCCTATGATGATTTAATCAACGTAGCACCGAGGGGACTCTCATCCCCCCGGTACTCATTAAAATTACACTGCATTAGCAGTATTGAATCCGTACAGATAGCCCCAACCATCGGGGTGATGATACTCAAGACCGCACTCAGTGAGATACTCTTCCTTGATGCCATCACGAGAAGTCCACCCACCCTTCTGCAAACGATCATCGGCTTTGTACATAGTATCCTGAATGAATCGATACTTAATGTCCTTAGGCTCAAAGATCACCATTGCATTTCTGGTAGTAACCTCATGAGAGAATAGCGGATGGGTCATGATGTTGATAGTACCGAAAGCCGTTACCCACTTTACAACTTTGATACCATAGTCCGCGGTGGAGGCAGAGTAATCGAAATTACCTCCGGACTTAATCAGGGAGTTGATACCAAGAACTGCTCCCGATCCAGCGAATGCCAACTTCTCAGAGCTGCCCTTCCTAAAAATAACTTCCAACTGAGCATCCAACCACTCTTCACCACCCTGCAACCAAGTCTGGCCAGAGAAATCAGTATTAGTTGCAAAGTTATTTACAGTACCTGCATCACCGCCACTCCCAGTATACCCGCCCTTAATTGCAGGAATGATACCCAAGGTAGTACGCTCAGGCTTACCATTATCACCGGTACGCTCAGAAGGTACGCCGAACAAGAAAGCTTTCTCCATTTCAATGGAGTGCAATTCCAAAGCTTCTCTCTTAGCTTCCTTATACTGCTCACCAGTCCGGAGACGTGTCTGCATAGCAGTACGAGTCATCTCAAGAGGTGTCCTAAAGATCTGAGTGAAGTTGTACCACTTAGCCGGATCATAACCAATCGCATCAGGCATAGCAGCACCCTCAGCATTAGCATTACCGATGATCAGAGCAGCATCACAATTACTGAGGTCACCAGCAGTAGAGTTATCATCAGCCTCAAGCAATACTACTTGAATGTATGAGTTTGATCCACTAGAAACACGGCCAATAACCTTAGCTACTACATCAACCGTAAGATCACTCGCATCTCGAAGAAGTGCGATATGACCAGTACGGAAATGACTAATATCATCAGAACTCATCTTCACATAGAGTTGATCATTAGCAAGCCCACCACTTACATAAGCAGTACCTAGACCTGAGTCAGTATAAACCCCAGTCACAGTAGCCCGCTGAGTGGCAAGGGATTTTGTCCACCAGTTAAATTCCGGATCAGTAGTTTTCTCACTAGCCATCTTACTCAGAATTGCAGTAAGAGGCGCGGAGCCATTGGGATAACGATAGAGAATCGCCTCCCGCCAATTTTTCGGACGTTGATCAGTAGCCCAATCACCAGTACCACGCATGCCAAGAAATGCCATATCATTCACCATTCATTAAAAGTTAGATTAGACTGCTGCACTAAAGGGAGTAGCAGTATTAGAACCAGCCGGACAAGACACAACACCATTTACTGCCCACACATCAGCTGCTACATCAACCAATTCGATGAAATCTCCAAGTTGCCCACCAGTAGAGGTTCCATTAAGAGTAATGGTATCTGCATTAGCAGGAGCAGGATACATAATTGCAGCTATCGTACCTACAAGATCAGCATCCTGATTGATTACATTACCGATAAAGTTAGTATTAGTGGTATCTGCTACAACAATCACATAACTTGAAGTATTAAGAACACTTACGATAAACTTGTAGCGTGCCCCACTTCCAGTAGCTTCAGGAAGAGTAAGAGTAACGAGAGCATTACCTCCAACCTCTCCCAGCATACATACCCTATCAGCATGTAGAGCTTCAGTAATAGCTCCAGTTTCAACTATAGTAACTATCCTACCAGTGAGATCACATACTGCATTAATCTCAGCAGCTGTCGCAGTAAGATCAGTAACTTCATTTACAGTAACAGTTCCAGCAGCATTGAAGTTACAGGAGGAACTGGTTCCAATATTCTCATACAAGCCAGTAGTCCCAGTTGTTACATTACGGTCGATAAACAAACACCCTTTAGCATATCCAGCAGTTGCATTTGAGGGTACATCTGTGCCTGTAGCCATAAGAATCTTTCGATCCTTATCACGCATAAGAACTAAGATCTGTCCTGTAGTGCCTGCCAGTGAGGGGGCCACTGGAGCTCCCCAAGGATTAAGACCAAACTTAGCCAACCTACCTAAAAGACTCATTTAGCATTTCCTCCTTATACGTAAGAAGATTCGAACTCGATCAGATTCATAGCGCCAGTCTGAGCTGCATTAGCCTGAAGGAAGAACATAAAGGGGATAACTACTTCCCCAGCATCGAAAGAGAATGTGGCAGTGGTAGTAGGAGCATTACCATCAACAGCAAAAGTAACTGCTCCATCAGCAGCTACATTCACCCGAAGCTCATGAGTCTCTCCATCCGCCCAATTCTCAGTAGTATCAGTTGTAGCAGTACCTGCCCCATTGAGAATGGTCTCAATATTGATATTGCCAGAGATAACATTAAGAACTGCCATTTCATCATAGTCATCCAAATTGGTCTGATAAGCTTCTGCCTTACGGAATCCAAAGGCACAGTCATCAGTACCTAATACGGTAGCGATAGAGAACTTAAGGCGTGCATAGAAGGCAGAACCTACTGTATACGCACGAAGAGCTCTAGAAGTAATACCCCCAGCAAATGCAATCTCTCTACCATCATTATCCGTCTGATCACCAGCTACACTACAACCAGTAGTAGACAGAGACCCAAGACCGATAATAGTCTGAGTACCTTTAGCTACATACTCAAATACATTGGAACCAAACTGAGCAGTATTTGCAGTATCTGCTGTACCACTAGGGCCGGCAGTAGTAGCATTAATCAAAGTACAAACTGGCTGAACTTTGAATTCTTCCAGACAATATCTCTTATTATTACTAGCCTTAACAGCGCCAGTAGCTTTAAGATCGCCTACCATCAATCCATCAATAAACGCACCTTCACCAGCCATAACTATCTCCTTATTAGTCAGTGATTAAATCGTTGATTTCATCTTGAAATCCATTAGAGGGAGCTTTAGGAGTTTTAGAACTCTGAGTCCCTCCTGGAAGAGAAGGCTTAGGTTTTGCAGCATCAACCTTCTCTTTTTCCTCAACAACTGCCTGCAGATTAAGAGTATCCTTAGTACGCTTGGCTGCTTCTTCAAGTACCTGACTGATATTCCATCCAGGCTGTTCAGCAGATACTGTATTAGCTACATGTGCCACGTACTGTTTTACTCTCTTAAGCTCAGGGTACTTACCATAAAACTCAGTTGCCACATCCCGAATGCTAGCCTGTCGTTGGACGAAACTACCAACAACGTTAGGGATATTAACCAAGGTTTCTTGTTTTGTCTGTTCTTTTACTACAGCCATAGCATCTTTGAAGAACTTAACAAAGTTCTCTTTAGATTCCATAACTGCATCAAAATCCATATCTTTGAAAAGATCTTCAAGTTCTGGAGTTTTTACAGGTTCTGCTGCAGGAGTTTCTACAGCAGTAGTACTCTTAGTACCTCCAGACAGAGTATCAACAAGAGTAGTTAAAGTCTCTATCTGCTTTTTTAGAGTTTCTACTTCACTAACAGGTTCAGTAGGAGTTACCGAAGGAGTTACAACTTCTCCAGTAGTAGGTACTACAACTTCAGTTTTAGTAGGCTCTACAGGCTCTTTACCCGAAGGTGTTACATCTGCAGGTTTTACTTCATCTGAAGGTTTATCAGATTCAATAGTAGATGGAGTATCAGTATTATCCACTACTGCATCACTAAATAAATCTGCAATTACTTCTGAATTACCAAGTCCTGTAGAATCCATATTGTCAGTGGCCGGTGCTTCCACAACAGGATTACCATTCTCATCAATCGGCATCTTCAATTTCCTCTTCATTTGGAGTAATGTTGTCAGTCATAGCATTTTGCATTAAGTCTTGAAATATATCTCCTACAAGTCTTAAAGCTGCTATGGCTCCACGTGTTTCAAGATACTTCTTACTATCACAAACTTCATTATAATCTCTGAGTTGCTCGATACGAAGAGCTAACTCATTGATGAAGTCTGTATAGATAGTACTTTCTATAAAGCTTCCAATAGCTCCAGGTGAAGAGATAGGTGTATAGTCTCTAACTGGATTCAATGGTAGATTTTTAAGTTCACGTTCCATAATTCTCCTTAACCTTTTCTATGCTCGCATGGCGCTGTCGCGCCTATGCTCGCTAAAAAACCTACATCCAACACGGACCATGTTGAGAATACCTACCTACATCTAACAAGTCCGTCGCATGATCACCATGAGCCACCTTGGGCTTGCCAGGCCAATGTCCTACATCAGCAGATGTATAATACAACAGCAACAACCCTTTGAAAAAGAAAAAATGGGATTTGGTTTCTAAGTTAAAGGCACCAAGTTACCAGCTCCCACCTGTTGCATCACTGCTTCATTAGGCATAGATTTCTGCTGTATATTACCACCCCTCCTCACAAAGTCGTTAACATTCTTTGCACCTAAATTACGTGCGATGTGAGTGAAGATGCGGACTACATCAAAGTTCTGAGCCAGCTCTGGATTCTGTCCTAGAATCTGAAACAACTGGACCCAAACCTCAGCGTAGTTTCCACCAGGGATTGATCCATCCCTAACCATGACATTATAGTTTATATCCAACTGATCTGGACTCACGTTAATTCGCCCACGATCTACAGACTGGGCAAATTCCTGCATAAGTACATCTTGCCAATCTCCAGCAAGTTTGATGTAACTCTCATTAGTCATCATCTGTTTGTTATGATGGCCGAAGAACATGCCAATGTCTTGGAGGCCCTGCATACCAACTACTTTAGCAATTCGCTCCAGTCTGTTAAGTCCTCCAGCGCGGGTACCTTGGAACTCTGCGCCAGTAAGCCTATCAGGACCTCCCTGCCTAAGTGAGCCAGACATAGCGGAATCGGCTCCAGAAATCCGATCCATCCACTGTACGAGCCATGTTGAATCAGCAATGTTTCCCCGTGTGACGTCCGAAACTCCGAGTTGTTGAGCAACATCCTTAACGCCCTTTCCCCAAGCTGGGCGACGGAGTCTGATGAGCTTTCCAGGAGCTGGGTTCTTAAGATCATTACTATTCACCAGGTAAGGATCATAGATAATCATATCATTAATGGCTTTCCTCACATTAGCAACATGACTATTGAACATGAAGTCTAGGACTCCTTGCATTCCATACAAGATTTCAATCCTACTGATGGGCGCCAATGAGTAACCATCATAATCAGGGGCGATTACACTTACTGGAAACTTATTGTGATCCAGATTAGCTGGGTTAGCCCGTAGTACAATCTCATCAGACCCTAACTCAAAGTACCACATCTCTGGGTACTCATTATCACCTAAGCCCCATTCTTTAGGAATGAGTCTAATAAACATCTTCACTCTATCGAGTGCATTAGACGTACTCTCAGCAAATTGGTCTCTAGTAGACATGCCACTCTTGGTGTTCCTACCAGTGTTGTCACCAGATATGATCCCTGATCTGCGGCCACTCAACTGTTTGAGATACTTAACATTGAACAACTCAGCATCATTCTGCTCCTCACTCAAGAGAGTCATATAATTAGTAGTATTCAACCATCCTACATACTCTCCACTCTGAGGATCATGGATAGGGACATTGACATCTGGGAGATACAAGTAGGGGTCAATATTCTCCAGGGCATTCCCCTCGAACAGGAGTTGATTTTCCACCGTGGTAGTAGTCTTACTCCCAAATCCAAGAAATCCTCCTGATGTTTTTTTAACAGATTTTCTCCCATACTCGGTTACCCAAGTAGGAGTAGTAACTCCAAATCCATATGAGAAGGAATCCCTAGCCTGAGTATGTAGATTGAGTCCAATCTTATTCTTCTGGCACTGAAGAGATATAAGCTTCTCCAGAAGAATGGCCCCAATTACATCATTAGGTCCTGTCCCTTCGTATCTGAAGATAGGTTCTTGAAGGAAAGCCGCTACATAGTAGCTCAGTAGAGTCTCCAACACAGTGTAGGAATAAGGGAATACTATGGAGATGGGCTTTCTAGAGTCCTTTTCCTTGAGAAGATTCTCCTTCTCATCAGCCGGGATGTAAGCCGTCAGAGTGAAGTCCACCTCATTCCATGCCGCATGCCTTCTAGACATAACCTTAGCACTGTTGTAGGCCCTCTCCATAACTTCATCTCTGATGTGATTATGCAGTCTGGAGCCAGGAGTAAGATCCAATCCCTCAGGATACTCATACTCGTGCTTAATTCCAAAGTTTGGATTACTTGATCTATAATTTCCTTCTCCCCTTAAAACTGGAGGCATAGTGCACACCGATTGCTATAATGATTTAATCAACGTAGCAAGGTCAAATGATCTGACCCATATCTTCCATCTCGCCTTCACACTCTAATGAAGCATAATCCTCATCTGGAGGAGCTTCTTCAGTATCATCTGAAGGGTCAAAGTAAATAGCATGCTTATCTAGGATGTAGTTAATGTAAGCTAACGCATCCATTGCATCCCATAGTTTACTACGAGGAAACCCAAGGAGTTGCCCCTCTAACTTTCCACATCCACTCTTATTATGATACACATATCCCATCTTATAGAGAGGGGCCAAAGTGGCTACCCTCTCTTCTTTACTCCGCTTAGCAGGAAGCTCAATAAGCATGGGATGCTTACTTCGGATTCTACACTCATTCTCAATCGGCTGGGTTATAAAATTGCTCAGCCCCACCGCATCATACCCCAAGATGAATGACCCATACACTGTGACTTGTCGGAACATCTCCTCATACAATTCATCAGGGTAGAACTTCTTACTGGTTACTTCCCTAACATATATGCGGCGGCTCTTCCTATCAATGGCCACAGTTAGAATGGCTGAGTCAGCACTCTGCAACTTAACTGTCCTAGCAGGATCCACTATGGTAATGTGAAGAAGGTTATAAGTCCTAACCTCCTCCTCACCAATCTTCAACTTATCCATCTGATCTTCAAAGTACCTAAAGTACTCTTGCTTGAAGACCGCATCCTCAGAGGAAATAGGAATATTCATGCGCTCCATGTAGAAGGCATCTAGAGTTCCCAACCTCCTATGCTCCTCAACCTCCTTGGCAATCTCCTCATCAGTCATATAGTTGGGATCATAACTCTTATAATCCCCATCACATATGGAAAGTTGAACACTTGCCCACTCGGGAGATTCTATCAAATCAACCAGGAGGGAGTCCTCATGTTTGATGGTATCTATATAGATAAACACACAACCGTCTGAGTATTTATCCTCTGTCTTCATCAAGTCAGAGTGAAACCACTCCTTTAACTTCTTCCTATTCTCCTCACTCTTAATCTCATTCTTATCCTCCAAGTCATCAATGATGACTAACTCTGGACGATGATTGGCCCAGTTAAGCCCCCGTACCTGCTGACCTGCGCCACGAGGCAGAATGAATGTTGATCCATAAGCAGTCCATGCGCTTTTGGCAAAGCTCTCATCCATTCCCTTATCAGATCCAATAGCATCTTTGATATTCCCGAACATCTGTTTTACTTGTTGATTACTGAGAAGATCCCTCTTAACATTCTCCGTTTGCATCTCAGCACTTGTGGCTGAATTACTCATATAGACGATGAAGGAGTGCAGCCTAAAAAGGGTTGACCTCATTACTACAGCCCTAGCTATAGAAGTCTTACCAATACCACGAGGAGCTGCAATAGCAATCCTCTTATGCCCCGCATTAATCAATGTAAAGATCTGATCATGTAGGGTGGAGAAGTCAGCATAGAATATATCTGGAAAGATCACCTTACAAAAGACCTTAATATCCAGAATACAATGTGCTAAAACTTCATCTAATCCAGAATCTTGACTATCCATATAGATTGAAAATCCTTAGATTTCCACAATAAGCATTACTGTAGCTGTAGCCTCATTACCCACTATATAAAGTTTCTGAGGCTTTCCACTTAAGGGTAGATACTTGAGGTCATAAGCATTGGCAGCCTTACATTTGAAGATCACTGGACCAGAAGCACTACCTTCTCGCACAGTTAGAATGTTGTCCGTAGCAGCTGGAACAAACTGTAGGGACCTCGCACGGATGCCATTAACTCTAACCCCGTCTGCCAAACCTAGATTAGCAGAAGTGATATCAAAAGCAGTAGCCCCATCCAATGTTATGTTGATAAAACTTTCACCAACTACAACTGTGTTAGCCATTTAGAACCTCGCAATAGTATTCCACCACGCTCTAACATCAAACTGTGGACAAGTCTTATTTTTATCAAGATCACAATGTCCAAGAACTTCTGCATTCTTATAGGTGAACTTAAGGCCTTCAACTAACTTGGCCAATGAGGCCCACTGCTCAAGAGTGAAGTTAGCTTTAGGTTTACCTCCCACTAGGCAGATACCAATACTGTGGGTATTATGTCCTGCTACATGGGCACCTACCACTTCAAGATCACGACCAAATTCTACAGTTCCATTCCTGCGAATTACATAGTGATAGCCGATATCTTTCCAGCCTCTCTCTTTAACATGCCACTGACGAATCTCCTTAACACCAATATCCATAGTTGATGGGGTATCTGCACAGTGAATGACTATTAAAT